GCTTTGACCTGCTTTCCAGTTAGTAATGATTTCCTTTGCATTAACCCCCCGCTGCTTGGCATGCCATGCGATTGTGTCCTGACGTTCCTTTGTGAAATATTCTTCGCTATCTATGCCGTCTGGCTTAATGACAGCAGAAAACGCCTGCTCACTTTTTATTTCGAGGGTACGCGGATCTACTGGAACAGCAGCCAGCTCAACTGGATTGCATGTGGTTGGATTGGGGCTATCGGTTTCCCAGTCAAATACCATTATCCATCTATTATTCATGTAGAATTATACTCCTGTTAATATATTAGGGACTTCCATAATCTTGTCAAGCATTTTAATGCCTAATACGTCGAGCTTTAGTAGCCCTACGTCTTCACAGCTTGGGCCTTCGAAGCCAGCCAAGAGATCTTTTTCTTCCCTGTCTAAAACCATTGGACAAACTTCATGAATAGGCTGCGGAGATATAACTATTCCGGCGGCATGTTTAGATTGAATAATCTTTGTACCCTCTAATCTAATTGCTTGTTCAAACATTCGGGAGAAAGGGCCCTCAAGCTTTCCATCATCACCTATTTCGCACCACTCTTTTAGCTTGTCAGCTTTATTTTCTAATGCCCACCATATGATGGAGGAGGTGCCAAGTTCCTCTTTCATGTCTTGTAGTTCATCAGTAATTTTAGACTCATCCAAAATATGAGAGGTGATGGCGTTCTGTTCATCGAATTCAATATTGCCTCTTGCCCCCATTACTCTCTTTAGAGAAGCCCGTCCTTTTAGGGTTTGAAATGTTACAATCTGTGCTACATTGTCGTTGCCATAGCGACCTCTAATGTATTCCATGATGTCTCCTCTCGCGTGCTTTGGAACATCAATATCTATATCAGGCATCGAGACCCTACCCCCCGCATTGCGGCCTGCATTATAAAATCTCTCAAAGATTAAATTATATGGAATGGGATCAATTTGTGTTATATCCATTAGGTATGAAACTATACAGCCAGCGGCACTTCCTCGTCCGGGTCCAGTTAAATAGCCTGATTTCCTTGCATACTGTAAGATGTCTTGCACAATGAGAAAATAGCTAGAGAGCCCAGTTTCTGTAAAAATAGAAATTTCTTTATCAACTCTTGCGCCATACTCAGAAAATCTTTCATGCCCTTTTCCTACGTGACCCATTTTGCGTGTCCATCCTTCTCGACATAGGAGTCTCAGATGGTCGTTGGGAGACATGTTGTCTGGGCATTCAAACATGGGGGGGTTGGGAGGCCCTAATATATCATAAGAGCCACAAGATTCTGATATTAATACTGTGTTGTCCAACTCTTCTTCCGTATGAAATTCTTTCATCTCTTCATAGGTTGGAATGTGATAATTATTAGATTCAAAAAATGTCTTTAGCGAGATGCATTTCCCTTCATTTATTTCGTTTTGAACCTGTGATATACTTTTTCTAAGGGCTGTGCAGAGAAGTACCCTCTGGTCATGGGCGTCTTCTTTCCTGCAATAATGAGCATCGGGGGTGGCAACACAGGGAATTCCTGTAATTTTAGAAATCTCTCGTAGTTTTTGTGCCACTTCTTTTGCTAATACATTTTGTAGAGAGTCAATTAGTTGTATTTCAATAAAGAAGTTTCCTTTGCCAAATACTTCTTGCATATATTCGGCCTCTTTGATAGCGTCCTGTTGCCAGTCTGGGTTGTCCACGACTGTACATGCAAGGCGTGAGCCTAAATGACCACTGAAGGATACGAGATCCGAGGTGGCGTGAAGGGAAAGCTGATCTAAATCAAGGCGTGGTTTGTGATAAAAATTGTTTGGATGATTGGCTTGAGAAACGAGAGATAAGAGATTCTTCCATCCCTTTAAATTTTTTGCCAAAACTACCTGATGTTTTAGCTTACGGTTGCTCGGTTCCTTTACAGACGCTGGCTCATCACATAGGTAAAGCTCACATCCCAATATAGGCTTGAATGAGGAGCCCACCGTTTTGTGAAAATCAACCGCCCCTGAGACGGTGCCATGGTCAGTTAGTGCACACGCAGGACTTTCAATCTCTTCAAGACGGCCCGCTATATGTTTTGTTTGGGAGAGGCCGTCAAGCAACGAATATTCGCTATGAACATGAAGGGGAACATAAAAGCTCATCTTTTCCTCCTAGAGTTTCGCAAGGGTCCGAAGCTCCCTTTTTTTTATTGCAAGATGGGCATAATGCCTGACTATTTTCAACACTCGTTATCCCTCCTGCCGACCAAGGTATAATGTGATCGGCCTCAAATTTTTCTTGAGTAAGTTGAGTATTGCACCCAACGCTCTGGCAAATGTAATCCGGAGCTGTTTTGTAAAAAATTGTTGCTCTTTGTTCCGGGGTAAATTTTCGTCGAGGGTCTTTGGACGTAAGAGAGGGCAACTCAGAAAGAATTCTGTTTACAATCATGTCATGTCGATATTGAACCGCTTCCGGAGAATCGTTGCGAGCGCATTCTGTCAGTTTTGTTAAATCTTTGTCTTGTTGCTCTGGAGACTTCCCGTCATTAGCTTTGCGATCTTCTTCTAGTCGTAGGAATATTGGCGCTATTTGTTTTTTATCATCTTCTGAAAATGCATATTTTCTAAGAAGGTAAGTTATAGCATACGACAAAGAAAGAACTGACCACTTCTTTAGGGCGTTCTTAACGCCATGACTTTTAAATGATCTTTCAATTGCTGAGTAAGCGCTTTTAATCGCAACACAATGTTTATTAGATATAGTTAGGTCTTTGTGTTTTAGGTAGACCTTTTGACATTTAGGTAAACTTATTGGACAAAAGTCCTTTTTATCAAGTATTAGCGTCAGGACTTGAGCTACGGAATAACGGTTGTCGAACCTTTTGTTGAGACCTTTTACGCAGCTCTTAAACATTTTGTGTTCAGCCAATGTTTCTACGACTTTATGCATTCCGGGAGAAATAGAATGCATGGCGTTCAACTTTTCCGCAGAATTTAGAGGCTTTCCCTTTTGGAGACGACGGAACATTTCTTCTACATCATCATCGCTATAATTAATTAATTCATAAACATCTATAGATATTTCGTTAAATTTATCTTGCTGGCTAGGTGTAAGTGTCGAATATTTTTTGTTTGCAAATGGAATGGGTGTGGTCGAAGGTGTCTTAAATTCATCATTAAGAAAAGAAAGAATGGCTTTGATTCGCTGTTGTCCATCTACAACTTCATAGACCTCTTCTCCTTCATCGTTGTCGCCTTTTGTGCGAAAATATACCTTTGGAATATTATAATTTTGAAATAAAGAGTCTATCAACTCCTGCCTATCTTTCTTTCTCCAGACCTCATTACGCTGATAGACTGGATCAAAATCTAAAACTCCTCTATCATATCTCCTTTTGATAGAGTGAATACTTAGAGGAGTATGGTTTACTCTTCTTTCCTTGGCTTTAGCCATTTTTTCTCCTGAACTTTCGTAGATCCGAAATTGCTACGTTATGACAATCAGCGCGTACAACGAAACCATTAGATGGGTCAACCTGTCCTTTGGTAAGCTTTTTTGATTTCTGGAAATACTCTTCGTGAGTTAGCCAACCAAGAAGCCAAGCCCTTCCCCATCTTCCGTTTTTAAATTCTACCCTCACAAATGCGTACCTGTCACACTTTTGTTTGGTATTAAAGTTTGCAACAGAGCACTCGTAATTGGGCTTAGGGGCAGACGTGCATCTTTTAGTTTTAACGTCATACTTAATTCCGCTTTTGGAAGTTATGTCGTAGTCATAGGTGTTATTTACTGCGCCTTCTATCAGAGAATTTGCAATCTCTTCTCCTATAAAACCTGCTATATTACCCCCACCCTTCATAATAGAATTGTGTATGACGCCCATCTCGCGTGCCTTTTTCCATGCCCGCTTTTTCATTGCTTTAGTTATTTCAATTTCTATCATACTTCTCCCGGCGCCTGATACTTTCCTATAACGTGATCGGGGGCCATTAAATTTTCAGTTGCCCATTCAATCCCGTTCTTTTCAATCATGTACTTGGTTTGCTCACACTTGGTCATGTATTCCCCGTATTTAGTGACAGCACCAAACCGCCTTTCAATAAGAGGTTTTACATGTGTGTCTTCGAACGTACTCATTCCTGCTGGGCAAAACTTTCTACATTTCCAACTTTTCTTAAGCTGAGGAATTTCTGTGTCTTTAATTAATTCATACTTCTTCTGTAGCATTTCTAATGTTTTAGGGATATCGCTGTCTTGAAAGTGTACTGTGAAGGGGCCTCCATCGTTTATAAAATGAATAGTTACTAAAAAAGTCTTTACGTCGGGGTACATGTGTTTAGCAGCTAGGTGGTACATGCGAAGCTGTGCATCTTTTTGTAGTTTCGCAGGAGTCTTCTCTTCTCCAGTTGCCCAGTCCAATCTGCGACCACTTTTCCAATCAATTATTTCATATACGTCATCTCCCACGTCTGTTATTAGATCAATGGTTCCTTTGAGAGAGAGATTCCCCTTAAGCTCCGTTCCGTCTGCAAGCTTATAATCATAAGCCGCCCAATCTTCCTCGATTTCAAAATCAAAATGGGGCTCCGCAGCCACTACGTTTCTGTTTTTGGGATCAAACATTCCGTCGTGATCATCAAAAACTTTCCATACCCACTTGTGGATGTCTTTTTTGTCTCGCGGAAACCACTTGTGATGAGGTATCCTATCTGTATAATATTTGTATACTCGATCAGAAATTTCATCTAAGTATTCAGGCTCATAGTTGTTTGTCTCTACGGTCCCAATGTCCGAGTCTTCTATGGTACCAAGACCATCTTGGGCCGCTTTTTTGGCTAACGCAGCAATCTCCAGCACCTTATGGCACATTGTTCCTTTGTCAGCTTTCTTACCAGACTTTCCACGCCAACCTAGCGTGTACTCCGAGTAGTATTTCATCGGGCACATGCGGTGACAATTGAATGAGCTACTACGAAAGTAGACAATAGGGATTCCCATATTATTCCTTTACCGTGATACCCTCTTTTTGGTACGATAGGCGTGGCATTACGTTTTCCAAATGTTCTAATGCATAATAAATTTTTTCATTTTGTTCTGGAATGGTCAGAGAGGTGTTGTCAATTACTATATCACATATCTCTAGACACTTTTCTATTTCGGCTTCGCTCGCATGTCGATCTGCTTGTTCGTATGGGTCTCTCGTAAGGCCAATGACGATACCGTTATGTTCTTGAACTGCGGCAATTTCATTTTCAAACCGAACGTCGGAAATAAGAGCAACTTCAGGAGAGTCGCCGTTAATTTTATTGAAGAGTGTATTAAGCCAAACATTAGGATTCATTTTTCTGAATATGTCGGTTCCTACATACTGAAGAACTTCTCTGGCTGTCATGATGCCTTTGGAATGCACAATCATTCCGAGCTTCGTTGCGTCCTCTTTAGAAACGTTCTTTTTCTTGAGCTCTCCGTGAGTAGTGACTCCGGGCATGTCTTCCCATTTAAGACTAGTTTTGCTGTTCTTGTCGTTGTCATTTCCAAAAACTTGCTCATAATCTAGGCCTAAAATAGAGATAGAAATTTCCTTAAGGGCGTCCGCTAGTCCATACATCTTTATGAAAGGACTAAGCTCGTTGTTAAAAAGAGCTTCCGTATCAATGTAGGGATCTCTGAATGGAATCCAATCCATTGTGGAATGGGATTCTCCTAATACGTCCGAAACCTCGACTTCTCCGCTTTCAGATAGTCTAGACACTTTGCACACTGCAAGTTCTGCCAACTTCATTGCCAAAATAAAATTACAAGCGGTATTTTTGCCGCTTTGTTTTTTTCCTGCAAAAGCAATTATTTGGGTCATAACCATTCCTTGAATTAGTCGTCGTGGTGAAGAGCGGCGCAGTCCCGAACGATGCTTTGGGGACTATGGTACATGTCGTATAGCATTTGAAGGCTTTGTTTCAATGAGTCGTTGGCGGTTTCAATGCCAACCTCTGCCACAAGTCGCTTTGTGAGCTCTCTAGCGGATCGAAGACCAATGTAGTCATTGACAATGCTGTATATTTTTTTAGCTTCTGTTGGGTTCGTCGGCATCTTTCTTTTTCCCGTCTTCGTTTGAATTTTCGACCCCATAATATCTGATGATGGTTTCTATACGGTCGTCGGCGTCAACCAATAAGTCTAATGCTTCGCTAAGATTATTATG